GTCGCAGAGGCAAGCGATACCGTGGTCACGACGTCGGCGACGCGGCTGGTCAGATTGGCGGCGAGGTTTTCCATATCTACACTGAACGTCATGGCTTCACCACCGTCAGCGCGGTCGAGCACCGGCAGTTGACGTGTGCCGGTGGGCCTTCGGGGTACTCTGCAATCCAGCCCTGCGGATAAAGCGGGGCCACTTCGTCCTCGACGAGGTTATGCAGTGGGCCACACGTTGGACACACTAACTCATCGACGTTGGTGACCCATGTGCGCTCCATGGCGATGCCTTTCCCGCTGAGATAGCGCTGATAGTCCACCTGCGCTTGTGACGCCGCCCGAGTTACCTCGGTGATGGCGATGCTTCGGGCTCGTGCCCGATCGGTGGCGGGTGCCACCTTGCGCATCACGTCCTGTATCGTCATGCCTGGTGTAGTGCGATACGCGGCGATGGCTTTTTTGAGGACGCTGATGGTTGAGGCGTCTAGTTGTCGGTTGCGTTCGGGGATATACTCGACAAGCCAGTCCTGTACAATGTCGCTTGCCTCGGTCGGGTCGATGGGTTGGAACTGCGAGCCCAACCGGTCAATGCGTCCGCCCATTACCATGCCGAGCCGGTCATTGAGGACGGGACCGACCACGTCGGACACCTTGCCCTCGGATTCTGGCACATCCTCGCCGCGATAAATTTTGCGTGCCCAGCGCTCACCTTTTTTGGCAAGGCCGTCGATGATGCGGTTAAAAATCTCCCGCTCCTCCGGCGTCATCTCCTCCGCCTTAACCTCGTCGACCACGGCTTTCATCTGTGCGACGGTCATGTCGTCCTCGAGACGCTCCATCACACTGGCGATGTCATCGGCGGTGAGGGCGTCGCTCTCGAAAGTGCATTTGATGGACTTCCCCGCTTTGATGCGACGCTCAAGTTTTTTTGCGAGGAGCTCCCAATGCTCCGCACGCTTGGCCGCCACTTCGTCCGGCGGTGCAATCACTTCGTCCGGCGGTGTATCAGGCGGTGGCTCTAGCAGTGCAGGGCTCGGTTCGAAAATCGATTCAGCGCCGAGCGCCTCGTCGATGCCGTCGTAGCCAAGGATGGTCATCGCTCCGCGAAGTGGCACACCGGCTTGGACAAGTTGGAGCAGTGATCCGGCCCGGCTGGCTTCGTCGACCTGCATCACGTCCATCATCTCGGGTGTAAACGTAAACTCCCAGCCAAGCGGTGCAAATACTTGGCCATTCAACACCGCTTCGTACATGCTGAGGCGGGGAATCACGGTTTCACGCCAAAAGCTTTGCCGGTCAGACTCTGCGGTAGCGTAGTTGGCGGCGCTGGCTTCGAGCATGGTGCGGGGCACGCCGTAGGCCATGCCGACGCTGGTGATGACTCGCTCGTACAGCTCGGGCATCTGCATGGTATTGATCGGCGGGGTTAACTGCTCAATCTTAATATCGGGCGCCCGCATGAAAATCATCTTGAATGCATTAATGATACCGCCGCCCATGGTTGAGCGCATTTCCGTGCGGAAGCGTTGGAATTCCGATTCGTCCATGTGCTCGGGCATGTTCATGATGGTGACTGGCTGTGCACCGCCTTCGAAGAACGCCGAGGCAAAGCGCGACAGGTAGTGCTCCAGCTTTGCGTTGGCCAGTGCGACGTGCGCCGGAGCGATGCCTGGTCCGATGTCGTCGAGGTAGCTCGGCTCACGGAAGTAGACCACGTCGTTAATTGTCCATGGCCCGTACGCCTTGCCGTTCACCGTTTGCACGAAGCTGGCGCCGAGGAGCGGGTTTTCGAGCGTGGCCTTGTCGGTCATCAGCGTCACGTTCATCGTGGTGGGATTAAGTGGGACAAAGCCTGTTAGGCGCTTGCCTTTGTAAATCTTGTACAGATAGGCGCCGCCGGTGAGACACAGCGCCCGCTCAATGTCCTTGATAAGTTGGGCGGGGTTTTGCACGAATGGCCACTCGGCGTCTTCTCCTTGGTACGTCAAGCGGTACGGCACCGAGCTGAGTGCATCGGCACGGAGGTTCGTGGCACGGTACAGCAGTGGGGACACGCTGTAGGCATCCGCAGTGGTAGCGATGCGCCCGCCCCGGCGCAATTGCTCGAACCATGCGGGCAACGAGTTATAGGTCATAGTATCTCCCACTGAATCTTCGGCTTACTCATCATCATCACCGCTCCCGATGCGGCGTCCACGTAGTCGTCATGTGGTGCGGTCGGGAAGGCAACGACCTCGTCAATAAACGGCTTGACCCATGGCCCTGCCACCAGCTTCACCGTTCCCGCTTCGGCTCGTGCCGCCCACGGCATGGCTCTCGACACCTTGTCCTTGTCTACCTTGATGCCACGAAACGTAACACCGCTCAGCTCCGGCATGCGTCGCAGTTCCTGCACTGCCGCCAATCCTTGCAACGCCTCTTCGATGCCGACCTGTGTGTCACTGCGCTCGGACAGCATGTGTGCACAGATAATCTTGCGAACATCGGGCCATTCCGCTTTGATATGCACTCCGCCGTCAATGTAGATGGATCCATCGTGCATTGCCGCTCGAACGCTGGCGGTGTAGTCGGCGCTTTGCTTGGTTGATGCTGCCAAGTCCCAGTATCTGAACCACTTGAGCCCCTCGGGCGCACGGGGTACGACGGTGAACCAATGCCGTTGAAACAGACTCCCCAGCGGGTCGATGAATTGCCCTTGCACTTCCTGTGCGTACATCTCGGAAGTCATCGATTGGCGCAACGTCTCCACGAAGTGCGACGGCAGAAAGGCATTGTCGGTCGTGGCGCTCTCCGTGATGCTGTAGTCAGCACCACCCGTCGTCCACAGTTCATACAGCCAATCCTTGCCCCGTGGCGTCGTCGTGGCGATGGCACCGCCTGGAGCATGGCGCAACGTGGCGATGGCGGTGGGCCAAATCTCTGCATCCATCATCGCCGCCTCATCGAGCCACAGGAACCCAACATTGGCACCACGCAACCGGTCGGGATTGTCGGCACTGCGAAAGATGATGCGACGGTCGCCGAGGAGCTTGAGCTCAAGGTCTGATTTATTCCACGATATGCCGACGCCCATCCTACCGACTAAGCTGAGCATGGTTTCCATAGCTCCAAGTCGTAGCATCGGATACGTCGGCGCGATGATGAGCGACGTCGTGCCGGGTGGTTGGCGGAGCACCTCCACTGCACCGGCTCGTGTCTTGCCACTGCCACGACCACCCACAAAAAGTCGAAAGCGGTGTTGGTCATTCCAGAACCTCCGCTGGGGTGGGGTCTGCGTAGAGTGCAGGACTCTCGCTGGGGGCACTGAGGTCGATGACGTAGTCAGTTGGTGTGGTGCTGGTCGTAACATTGTAGGACTCTCTGTAGCTGGGGTCTTCCCGCTTGAGAAGGAACATGACCATCGTTGGATTCTCGGGCGCCATGCTGTACGCAAGTGACTCAAGCCAATCCTTGCGCTTGACCCTGCCCCGCTCCACTGCACGTTGTACCTGCTCAGCAAAGACGGGGTCACGGTCAATCATGCGCCAGAGTTGCTTGCGGTCGAAGCCAAGCGCCTCGCAGGCTTTGTTGATGAAGCCCAGCTCCTCAATGGCGTCCAGTACTTCGGTGGCACGAATCGCCACCGCTCGACTGCGCAGCGCCATGGCTAAACCAGCTTGCTGTCAGTGATGAAGCGCAAAGCGATGTTGACCACGCTGAGTGCCACGGCGATTTGCGGGGCGACGCTCTGCAGCTCTGGCCACTGCATGATGGCGCTCAGGATCATGGCGAGCAGGGTGAGGACATTGACCCACAGGGTCTTGGATTCATACCAGCGCTTTACCATATCAGCCTCCCATCAGGTAGCGAATAATCATCGGAATCAGCACGGTGGCAAGCGCCAAGCCGCCCCACAGTTTGTTGGTGCCTTTTTCTTGCTCTTCCATGCGCTCTCTGAGGTCGCGCAATTCCTCTCTGTGGGTGACAAACTGTCGAAGCAGTGTATCCATTTTCTCCTCAAGCCGTGCCAGCTTGACCTCTACTGACTCTGTCATTGCTCCCTCGTCTGTGCTTGTGCAAAGTCTCTGCGGATAATGTTCATATCGATGGCACGGCCCGGGCACGTCTTGGGACTGCCCCACTCACGGTGCCCTTTGAGTGACTCACTGCCGACGGCGATGCCACGCCAATCGAGTAGCGCCAGCGTCGTGCCCTCCACCAAGTCATGCAGTGGCATCGACCACGGCTCCTTGTCGTAGTCGCCCACCACCTCGATGCCCCAATGGCGGTTATTGGCTGGGTATCCAGCGTGGATGCCCCGTTCGTTCAGGGCGGTCAGCTGCCAGATGCCGTCGTCGGCAGGATCGGGCGAGCCGTAAGCGATGAAGAGGTGTGGCCCGCTGTCCCAGCCTTTGCCAATGTAAAACTTGCGAATGGCTTCGAGCGTGCGGAAGCCACGCCAGTCTTG